CAAGTGCCATTGCTTCCTTGATCTGTGCTACTGTTCGCATCTGGAATGCCCTTTTTCTGGTTGGCATTCCAACGAAAAGAGGCTGGTAAATGCCAACGTGGAAAGAAACGTAAAAACGTACCTTTCGACGCCTGCAATCCCCAGCCTCCTAACGAGTTGACCGAATGATTCGCGGTTCGAATTGTTTGACGATGTGAATTTATGCCGATTGCAAAACGCTGTCAACAGGTTTGTTGATTTTTGTTACGGCTTGTGCTAGATCGTAAAGCTGCTTCCAGCCTCTTGCAGTTTTCGACTCAAGCAAATTTGCAATTGTTTGCTCAAGCCCAATGGCTAATGATGTTTCCGCTTTCCATCCAGTAGACTCGATCCGCGACACGTCCATAACCTTGCGTCGCATTCCGTCCGGCTTGGATGTGTCGTAGTCAATTCGAACGTTTAGTATTTCCGCAATCAATGACGCAAGGATCGTAATACAATGACCAACGCCAGTTCCGACGTTGTAAAGTGCTTCTGGCTTTTCAATGCCTAGTACGTGCTCGACAGCGGATGCCAAATCTGACGAATGCAAAAACTCGCGAACCGGCGATCCGCTTCCCCATACGGTCATGATGCCGCTTCCGGCTCTTGCCTCAATCGCTTTGCGTATCAAAGCAGCAACAACATGCGAACGCCCGTTTTCGTAGTTGTCACCGTCGCCGTAGAGGTTTGTCGGGACTAGCGTAACGTAATCAAACCCACTTGATTTGATCGACTCTGCAAATCGTGCGCAATTGATCTTTGCGGTTGCGTATCCCTTGTTTGTAGGCTCAAGCATATCGCTTGCGCCAAACATGCTTTCAGTCATGTTACAATCGACGTTTGACGGATAACAGCATGAACTAGCAAGGTAAATCAGCTTTTTGATGCCGCATTCGTAACTGGCTGCAATTGTGTTCATTCCAATTGCTTGGTTGATGTACCACTGCCGCAACTGGTTTTCCATGTTGAACTGAATGCCGCCAACGCTTCCAGCAGCAACGACGACCGCATCGACAGGAACATAAATACCAGTGCCACGAATGCAATCGTATGCCGATTTGTAGTTCGTCAAGTCGGCGTAATACTTGTCGCCTTCCCACTCCCATGAGTCCTTGTCCTCTGGATCGCGTGGAACTTCACGCAGTGGACATACAACATCGTGACCAGACTTCCGTAGCTGGCTTGCAATGGCTCGGCCAGCTAAACCAGTCGAACCGAAAACAACTATTCGCATTCGCTCAATCCTTTACTTAACTTGCTCGCATTCTCAACAACTTCGCCTTAGCTCGCATGACCGAGTATTCTTGGACTGGCTTGCCGCAGTTCTCAGGCGGATTGCGGAACCAGCTCGCAATCGTCGGCTGTGCGTCTGGAACATCCTCGCCGCTATCGGTTGCTAATCCTGCGTCGATGGAGTCTTGGACGTTAAACCATGTTTCATCGTCCATCATGTTCATGATCTGCGCAGGTGTCTTGTCCTTGATGTACTCAGAGTAGATTTCAACCAGTGACTTGTCGTAGCTCTTGAGCATGTTTGCCACTTGGTCAAGATCGTTTGCGTTGCCCATCGCAATCGTCATCGCTCGATGGATCATAAAGCGACCACCTTTGCTAATCACTCGCTTTGATCCAGCCAAGGCAACAATAGACGCCGCCGACGCAGCCAACGAATCGACATACGTTGTGACGCCAGCCGAGTGTCGCTTTAGTGCGTTGTAAATCGCAATGCCTTCATCAGCAACGCCGCCAGGTGAGTTAATGCGTACGTGAGCATGACCACTGATTGTGCCTAGTGCATCGATGACGCTTTTGGCTGTAATGCCTTCGCCAAACCAATCTTGGCCGATTGTGTCGTAGATGTAGATTTCGCCTTTGCTTTCTTCGCAGCGAACGGAGCCGAACATTCTCATTTTTCTTGCCCTTTCAAAATAGACTTAGCCAAAGCGTCCGCCCTCGCTTCCCATCCTGCAACCATTTCCGAAACCGATGTTAGCAGCTCGTCGGAATTCTTTGCGACTCCTGCGCAATCGAGCAACAATTGCCGCGACTGCTCGCAATGGATCGCAGCAATCTCTGTCGATCCGCCAAGCTCTTCGATCACATTGCCGATTGTGCTTTGCCATCGATTGTAAAAATCATCCATCCAGCCGCAGAAGTCCTTGGCCTTGCATCCGTTTCGAACGCGCTCGCATTCGACCTTGATCAGATGCTTAATGCGACTCGATACCGATGCTGCTGTGGGGTCAATCGAGTTTGATTGCGTTGCTGGTGGCTCGCTGTTTTGGTCGTTGCGTGACTTTACGTTTGGATTCTCGTACTTGTCGCCGCCTTCGTACGGGTTTTCATCGAGCTTTGCGCGTGCTTCGTTTGGGCTGTAAATGGTCGCTTCAATCGAACTTCGCAACAGGTCGATTGTCGTTTTCATGTCGGTTTGTAGCAACGCGCCTTGGTGGAACTTAAAATAAAGCTTGTGTTCGCGTCGTTCGCGTTCCGTAAGCACCTTGAACATCTGCTGCTCGTACTTGGTTTTGATTGGACCGAGCGAGTTGACTAGGAATGTCAGGTTCTTTTGCTCTAGGCTGTTGTAGCTGACGCTGCTGTTATCGCCTGGCATCGACTCGACGCCGAACAGCAACGCGATGTCTTGCCGGTCGAACTGCCGTTGCTCGATGAATTGGGCGTCCGTGTTGCTCATCTGCAATACAGTTGCCTTCATGCCGTTTCGAAGCATACCGATTGTGCCTCCAGATTCCTCGGTTGAGTGAATCTTGCGGAAGCTGTCTAGAAACGCTTTTGCGTCCTCTTCTTTTTTGTACAGGTTCTGCGTGTCCTCAAGCAACATGGCTGACGTAAAGCCTTTTTTCATTTGCGACTGAACACGCTTGGTTGCTGAAATCTCGATACCAAACGTACGCCGTGCAACTTCGGCTAGGCTCAACCCCTCGACGCCATCAACGCTCAACCCTGGCAAGTGGAAAACATCTTCGTCTGGCAGGACGATTGTGCCCTCTGCGTCGTTTTCCATGTCCTTAAACAATGGCAACCGCTCGTCTCGAAGCGGTTTTGTTACGTGCCAAATACGCCCGTCAACCATCATCGTGCGAGTTCGATCCGGCATTAGCGGAATCATCTCGACTGGCTTCGTTCCTTCTCGTCGGATGAATGCGCGACCATTACCCCAAAGCAAAGCGTGAACGGTCATCAACTGCTGAAAGCAACTTGCCGTCATGTACGGACTAGGTTGCTGCTTGACCATGTAGAATGCCGGATGCTCGACAGCTTCGCGAATTGTTCGTCCTGTCTTTTCGTACAGAATCAAAGGCATCTGAACCATGCAACCCGATGCGCGATTCAAGCAGTACCAAACAGCCGGGAGCCCAACGATTTCCTTTGTGCGAACTGTACTATCTTCGCCGTAAAAAATTTCTTTGAACCAATCCGCAACCGATTTAAGCGTCAATCCTGACATTGCAACCCCTACGTAATTAAAGCTGAACCGCTCGCTCGCGCGGGTTGAATCATTGCCAAACGAAAAGCCATCAGAACTGCGACGATTGGGTCAATCTTGTCCTTGCTGTGCTTCTTGTCCGGCTTCCATTGGTCTTGTGAATTCTTTTCAATGCACATATTGCCAACAGCCCAACGCAAAACAGGATCGCCGTCATGCGCAACATTTTTCTTTGTGACGCAATCAAGAAACTCGCGAATCGGCTCATTGTACATCGCGCAAGTTTGCTTAAAGTCGATTGGCGTTAAGCCTGCTTGTTCTACTTGCTCCGCCAACAATCCAGCATCCCATCGGTCGTAAGCAACTTGGTTTGCGTTTGTTTGCTCCATGTCAGCAATCAACTCGGTGGTCAACACGCTCTGAACCCATCGAGCTTTGGTTATGCGATCTTCAAAAATCCATTGGCCCCATGGCTGCGTTTCCAAGTCGCGATCTGTCTCGGAAGAAATGAAACTTCGTTGCTTGACCTCGTATCGAAACTTTGGCTTGTCTGATCCGTCTTCGCCTTCTTCGTATCCGACAGTCCATCGAGCAACAGCACCGTAAGAAGCCAAGTCGTCTCGACCTCCAACGTCAGCCGCAAAGCAAACACAATCAGCCGTTGACCAATCTGACAATTCGCCTTTGCAAGCGTCCCATGTGCGAACGTCAAAAGCTTTCTCAACGCTTGTAACTTGCCGATTGCCGTAGTAGCGAACAAATCGATTCAAGGCCGAACGGTTTCCGCGACACTTAGCGGCCTGCTCTCGAAGCGATTCAATCGTATTACTGACGCCTAAGTTGGGGTTGCTCTTGATCCAATTGGATTCTTCCAGCGGGTCGTCGTCTTTGTCCAGTTCGAAGCACCAAACAAAAACGGAATCGTCCTCGAACTCGCCGCTAACAACTGACTTGAAGTAGCTGTATTCCTCTTGCCAAAGCGTACTTTGATCGTCGCCAGCCGTGGTCGTGATGATGTGCAACGGTTGCAAGCGCGATCCGAAACCAGTTACCATCGTGTCGTAAAACTTGCGATGGTGGTCGCGGTATGCGTGCAGTTCGTCGCTTACGACTGCGTGCGGATTCTGTCCGTCGTATGGTTTATCAGAACCGACGCTTTGGATTGTGCCTTCGTTGTGCGTGAACTCGATGCGTCGATTGACCTCGTTGCTGATTGCGGCAATGTCTTTTGACCGCGCCCGCATTCGGCCTATCTCGTTGTAGATGATGTCGGCTTGATCGCGCTTGGTTGCCGACAGCAGAACGCTTGCAACCGACTCGAAGCGTTGCGTAATTGGGTTGCGATCAAAGCCAGCAAGCAGAATCGAAATGGCCGCGCCCCAAGTTGACTTGCCAGACTTGCGGCCTGTGCTCCAGTAGACTTTCCGAAAGCGTCGAACGCCGTCCGACTTTCGCTTCCATCCAAAAATGCAAGCAGTACCAAACGCTTGCCACGGCTCAAGAATAAATGGCAGTCCATCGTATCGACCAATCGAATGCTTGAAGCAAATTGGGAATAGATCGACAACAAACGAAGCGTCTTCCGCGTCGAAGTAGTACGGATAGTTTGGGTCTTTGCTTTTCTCAAGGTCAGATAAATGCCGCTTGACCGCATTTCGTACAGATTCGCAGACAACAATGGAGCCGTTCATAACTCCATCGGCATAGTCCATCATGTTTGCAATGACGCTCGAACCGATCAATTCAGGCTAATTCCTCGCTTGGCTAACATCTGCTGAAGTGGACTTTCCTCCATCGATTCCGGTATCTTGATGCGTGCGCGGTCTTGCGGACTTAGGCCGAACACCGCCGACAAGCGATAGACTTGGCTTGCAACGCTGACCAACGCTCGCGTCAATCGCATGTCTGTTGGGTCGGCCTGAATTTGCTTCGTGATCCGCTCGCCTTGAGCCAGCAGTTCCGACAGCAAGTAAAGCTGATGCGCGTCCGTTGACCGAAGTAAACGCGGGTCAAACTGAGCCACAAGCTCGTCCCACTTGGCCGCGCCTTCTGGCGTCATGCCGTCTGGTTTCTTTAGCTCGCCGCGAGTCTGCAACGTGTCCTGCCCACGCGAAACACGGTCGCCGCCTGATCTGTTCTTGGTGCCTGACATTGCCTAAACCTCCATGATTCCTATTTGCTGCTTTGGCTGACGCAAGC